TTGATTATAATTTAATAGATGCAGAAACAACAGGGCTCGGTTTAGCCAAAGATGTAAGAAATTGTAAAAGTAGGAATGTTATGAGACCAGAAACTTTTGGTGAAAGGATATGCTCTAATTTTATTCAAACAAAATTATTAGAATGCGTTGGTTATTATAAAGATAAATACTCACATTTCTATTCTGACAAAATATCATCATGTGAACTACTTAAATATCAACATAATAAATATAAAACAGGATATAAATATCACGTAGATATGGGACACAAAGTTTCCGATCGACACGCATCGATATCCATATGCTTAAACAACGATTTTGTAGGTGGTGAATTTAAATTTGATTTGCCGGAAGGCGAAATACAAATGCCACAAAATGTAGGAGATGCAATAATTTTTCCTTCAAACTTTATGTTTCCACACCAAGTAAATCAAATAACAAAGGGCACTAGATATTCTTTAGTAGCATGGGTAATATAATGAAACCTATTTTTATTAAAGAATTTTTACCTAAAGAAATCTTAACTGTTGTTCATAGTTATTGTTTGTTAAAATATCAAAATCCTCAATTTTTGAATAATGATTCTCAAACTAACTCTTTCATATCACACTATAATGATTATTTAATGGAATCATTAATGGATTTAAGCACCCCTGTTGTAGAAAAAAATGTGCAAAAAAAACTATTTCCGACTTATTCTTTTTTTAGAATTTATGATCGATTGTCTGATTTACCAGTGCATACAGATAGACCTTCTTGTGAGTATACAGTCGCTTTGAGTTTAGGGTCTGACCCTGTTGAAAAGCCTTATGAAATATTTGTAGGTGAAGCGGACGACACATCTGATTATAAATATTATGATGAATCTAGAAAAAAATTTAACAGATATCGCATTGATTATAAATTTCCTATGGTTCCTAATAATGCAATAATTTTTAAAGGTATGGATAAAATACACTGGAGAGAATATTGTGAGCATGATTATTTTATGACTGTTTTTTTACATTATGTCGATCAAGAGGGTGATTATAAAGATTATAAATTTGATAAGAGAGATCGCATAGGTACTAATAAAAAAGATTAATGTGAATAAAATTCTTTATAAAATAAGAATTGGCGTAGGCCTTGGAGATGTGTTTTGTGCATCTGGTGCCTTAAAAAAACTCACAGAAAAATTAGACGCTAAAGTTTTTGTTGAAACAGGTCAACCCTCAGTCTTTGAAGATCAGCCTCATGTAATAAAAGCGTTTAGAGGAGCTTATGATTATTTAGATATTGACATTGAAAATCTTTATAAAAGTTTTGATAAAATTTACGTTGCAGATTATTATAACGAAAATCACTTAAAGTCTAAAACTAACCTAGTTGAGGCGTACTGTGAATCTATCGATGTAGATAAAACCTCTTTACCTTATTTGTTAGTGAATAAAGATAAGCTTGATAGTTTTAACTTTATTAACGAGGATTATATTTTTGTTGCACTATCTGACAAAATAAAACCCTTTGTTAGTGAAATAGGTTCATCCAAACATCTCTCTAACAATTACTGTAAAGATTTGATATACGCCATTCAAAAAAGCTTTCCAAATTATAAAATTGTAGATATTGACGATTTAAATCCAAATATACATGACAAAAAAGAATTACTTTACATTGCTATGAAAGCGAAAAGTTTTGTAGCGGTTGATGGTGGAATGGTGCACATAGCGTCTAACGAACCAACTTTTAAGAAAGGAGTTTGTTTATACCGTAATCAAGATTGTGTAGATTCTTTTGGGTACAAAGAACAAACTAATTTAATATCAGACTTACCTTTAATTGGGCCCTACGTATCAATAGAAAAAATTATAAATGAACTCAATAAAATTATAAATCAAAATGTTAACTGAAAAAATATTATTTAAAGAGTCTGCCTATCTTACTAAATACGAAGGAGATAGAAATATTATAGATAAACATATAGAGCACATTTTACTTTTTGATAAAGGACGTAAAGGAAGTAATGAGGGAGGCTATCAAAGTCATGACATTACTTTTGGTTTCCAAGAATTACTTACTTTTACACAAAAGTGTGCCGTAGAATTAGAGCCAAGTTTGATGCTTGCAAATTTTTGGTTGAATATTAATAAAGGAAATGATTTTAATCACGAGCATATACATGAATTAAATGGTGCATCTGCGGTTTATTACCATAAAGTTTGCTGTGATAAATGTCCTATTTACTTTAAACATTTATGTTCTCAGGTTGTATTGGGCACACCAAAACTCTATCCCAAAAACGGCGATTTAATATTTTTTCCTGCTTACTTACCTCATGGAGTACAAGGGTGTGGTAATCCAGAACATGAAAGAATTTCTTTCGCTGTAAACTTTAAAATAAATAAACACTCTTTAGGATTATGAATAAAGTAATTCCACAACTTACCTTTGATTTTATAGAATGGATGGAAGAACAAGAAACAAGCGATAAAACTATTGTTGAATTTGGCTCTGGTAATTCAACTTTATATTTTAGTAATAAATTTAAAAATGTTATTACTTATGAAGATGAACCTGAATGGATAGAAATGATTAAGTCTAGGAATATAGAAAACATTCATATAAATTTTTTGGACTATAATTTTTATAAAAAAGAACCTGATTCTTTTAAAAACGCTGATTTTATTTTAATTGATAATAACCCTCGTGATAATAATTCACGACTATACGTGGCTCAAGCTTTAATGGAAAAAATTAATTATCAAAATACGTTGGTATTAGATAATGGCAATTGGAATGGAGATTGTTATTTTTACTTACGAACAAAATATAATTTTTTTAATGATTTTATAGGTATAAACCCAAGAGGAGATAGATCAGTAACTACAGTTTTTTATGGCAGAAAATAATTTTTATCAAATATATGAAAGTAAAATTTACAAAGGTAAACTTGATAATGGGGTTTGCCAACAATCTAAAAAATTTATTGAATCTTTTAAAGATAAATTTACTGAGTACAAGTGGGATTGTCCTCTTAAAACATCAGTTAATTTAACAAACAATATTTTAAATATTGTAGAGTTAAGACAATTAAAATTTAATATTTTATCTCATATAGATAATTATATGTTGCAAACAGAAAAGTTTTTCGATGGATATATTTATAACTCATGGATTAATATTTATGAAAAAAACTATTATCAAGAATTTCACAACCATGAGAGTGAAATTTACAAATGTATAAGTGGTGTCGTTTATTTAACAGAAAAAAACTCAAGTATTATTTTTGATACAAATCACGCTAAAAATTTTATTCCTGAGTTTTCAGATATAATAATATTTGAAGATGATATGTTACATAGAGTTAAGTCTAATCATCAAGAATTAAGAATAAGTTTGGCTTTTAATTATAGAAAATGTGTCCCATGGCATGGGTTGACAGAAACAAACGAGGAGAAAACAAATGATTAAACCAGAAGAGTTGAGAGACAAAAAATTTAAAGTATTTTTAGGAATGCCCATGTATGGAGGTTTATTAACAGAACCTACTTTACATGGATTATTAGAATTACAATCATGGACCATGAACACCGGCATTCAAATGAGAATACAAACAATGGGTAATGAGAGTTTAATAACTAGAGCACGTAATACAATTGTGTCGATGATGTTAGATCAAACTGATTTCGCTGCCACACATTTATTATTTATTGATGCAGACATAGGATTTCATTGGCAGAATATTGAAAGACTTCTTTGTGCTGACAAGGATGTAGCTTGTGGAGTTTACCCTAGAAAGCACATACATCTCGAGAAGATAAAAGGTATTTTAGAGGAGTACCCAGATATTAGTCCTGATGAAATGGAGGCTAGAGCCTTAGGCTACAATGTAAATTTTGATAATCCTACTGACCTACAAGGAGAGAACGGATTTTTTAGAGTAAATGAAGCAGCCACAGGAATGATGTTGGTTAAAAGAGAAGTATTTACAACCATGATGAAAAAGTTTCCTGAGAGAAAGTATGAAACCGATCAGATAGTCAATGGGCTATATTATAGATCAAATAATTGTTACGATTTATTCGCTGTCGGACCCTATCAAACAGGAGATCAAAAAAGATATTTATCTGAGGATTATTATTTTTCAAGACTATGGCAAGAGTGTGGTGGTGAAATATGGGCGGACTTAGCTAGTCCTCTCACTCATTTTGGCAATAGAGCATATAGAGGCCATGTTGGAACCTTACTTGCTAAAAAAGAGTAATTTATATATATTCAACTTATGCCCCTAGTAAATTTCAGACCAGCACCAGGTATTAATAAGGAAGTCACTGACTATACAGGTCAGGGTAAATGGACTGATGGTGACATGGTGCGTTTTTTTCAAGGATCTGCACAGAAAATAAAGGGGTGGGAGAGATTTCTTTCAACCACATTAGTGGGTGTGGTCAGAGATCAACACGCTTGGATTGCTCTTGATGGCACTAGATATGATGCATTTGGGACAGATAGAAAGTTATATGTTTTTGAGGAGGGAAGGGCTTATGATATTACTCCTATTAGAGAAACACAGGCTTTAACTAATCCATTTACTACTAACGCCACTACATCCGTTGTTGTTACTGATACAGGTCATGGTGCACAAAAAGGAGATTTTGTAACTTTCGACTCTTTTTCTGCTATAGACGGATTAGACATGAATAAAGAGTTTGAGGTGACATCTGTAGCAAATACAGACGCCTATGTTGTAACTACCACATCGGCTGCATCAGGATCCACATCTGGCGGTGGAGGTTCAGGTAATGCTAAATATCAAATATCTATTGGTCCTGAGCTTTCTACTTCA